CCTGTGTGGTCAGGGCGGAGATTTGGCTTTGCCATAGTGTCACCTCCGGGTATAAAAATAGCACCCTTGCAGGTGCTTGCATACGTTATTCAGCGGATAAGCCACTTTCGGTAATAGCGAGATTTGAGTGAAGCATAGCGTCCTCGATGTGTGTCAGGGCGATGCTCTTTTCACGTCCATTCGGTAATTTACCGAGCAGTTCTTCTACAGCGATAAGCCCTGCTCGTATCTCAGCACTTAACGCAATTTCCTTTTCGTTGAATTCTCGTCTTGTGTACATTTTCCTCACCTCCTTCAAATGGGTATAAGAAAACCGCTCTCGGGGGAGGGCGGTTATTCTTTATTAAGTTCGTTATACCTTTTTTCGAGTTCCTTGTATAAATCAGGATTTTCTTTTTTCCAATGCTCAGCTGAATCATCAGATACCATTTTTATTTCTTCATTCATATTTCTCACCTCTCCTGGAATGAAAATGCGCCTGTCTCATATAGTTTATCTGTTGCCTTAATGATTGCAAATTCCTTAGGAAAATTCATATCTATGCATTTATTATACTCATCTTCATATATTTTGTCAAGTGGTATATCTCTATTCATATCAGAAAGAACATAAACTGTTCCGTCATGTCCTAATATAATCGAACTATCAGCCTTTTTCTCTTTCCAGAGAGTCAAAATGTCTGTACCCGAAGGACGAACACTTTCAGGATGATTGTGCAGCATTATAAAGTTTCCGTTATGATTTTGCACTAAACCATATTGTTCTGCCGTTAGTCCAGTCTTAAACTGCTCATCACTATTTTTAAAATTATCTGTAATGGGAATACCAGTTTTAGAGTCAACAACAATAAGGCTCTCGCTTTCTTTTCCATCACGATGTTCAAGCAATCTTTTTGACTGCTGATATATATTTTCATTTGCAGCTTTATGTTGAGTCAATCCTTCAAATTTATCATGGTACTCTTTACTGTTTACCAACTTCCTGTTAACAGAAAAGGCGTTCACTTTATCCTTAGGAGAAATAATATATTTTTGTTCATGAATCAATCCCCGATACTCCGAAAGCCGCTCCTGCTCAAGCCTGTCCGCCTCCTCTTTGGAAAAGACCTTGGGCGGTGGGGCTCCGGCTCCTGTCTTGGGTGCCTCCCAGCTGCGCTTGCTCCAGACGTCCTGCCGGAAAGCGCCCTGCTCGAAGGTGACGGTGCAGGTGCAGTTGTCGTGGCGCCGGAAAATGTCCTCAGGCATCTCCTCCCAGTCATACCGGAAGCGCCCAGCCATTGCTGAGCACCAGGAGCAGCTTGCGCCGCCCACCACTCTCGTGATGTAGCACTCATATCCGGCGTCGCTGCGGAAGGCTGCGTTCTCGTCCACAAAGTCATCGTGGAAGGAGATCGCAACGTTTGCAGCGCCCGTGTTCGCCCGGCGCTGGATAGTCTCGTCAGGAACAGTAGGATCCGTCAGGGAGTGCGCAAGCTGCTGCACTCTCTCCGCCGGGAATGCTGCGTGCCGTGGATTCATGGCAATGCCTGCCCTCTCGTCCACGCTCCTCATGACCTGCTCGCAGACCTGGTTGACGTCGATGTAGCGGTCATGGAGCAGCTGCGTGCAGACTCCTTCACGGTCGCTGAGCCCCAGCACCTGTCCGGAGAGCTTCTGTCCCATGATCTGAGCGCAGAGCTGAGAATACTTCGAGGACTCCGCAAGAGTTGCCGTCCCCTGGGAGATCTTCTTCCGCAGTGCCCTCAGCTGAGGGTCGGAAGCAATTCGGCTCTCTATGGCAGCACTGAGCTGCTCATACTCAGTCATTGTCGCTCTCCAGACCAGTCAGGCGGTGGACTCCCCGTGCGCCGATGAAGTCCGGAACTGCCTGATTGATCTTGAATATCGCATCGCCGATAGCGCCCATTGCCGCAGCGTCAGGCTCAAAGATAGGAGCCCAGGCCACACGGGTCTTTGCAAATGCGTAGCGGTCGTAGGTCTTGTTGTCCCTGATGCACGCTGCCAGGTATCCGGCATTGACGAAGGCTGTGCTGTATGTGCGCTGAGCCTTTCGTGCGGTGAGCCTGAGCCCCTCATGGCTCGCTCTGATAGCGTCAAAGTTAGAGGGGTTAGCCGTATTGAAGCCAAGGTCGTCCAGAGTCAGCCCTGTCTCTCCTGCGAATATCGAGGCGAAGGCTTTCAGCTCCTCCACATAAGGAGCCATTGACTGCTGCTGAAACTGTCCCACAGTGGGCTTGTCGTTGTCCTCATCCTTCCGGAAGTCCAGGAAGTCAGACATCGAGGCTGCACGGTTGTTGAACTCAGCGTCCTCAGAAAGCCCAAGGACGTACTTCTGCGGATAGCTGTAGTATTCCGAAGAGACCTCCATGCGCCGGAACGTGCGGAGAACTCCCTGCGTGACGTCCATACAGGCTCTTGTTATCCGTGAGTGACCGAAGGGACGCTTGGCGTCAGGGCGGTAGATAACAGGCACCAGAAGCGGATACGGTGCCGGATGATCGAATGTCATGCTCTCGTCAAGCCTGCCGTTGACGTAATACAGGGTCTTGTGCGGCAGCATATAAGCCTCCAGCGTCGGCTCTTTATTGTTGCCACGCTTGAGCACAGCGTATCCCTCGGTGAGCATATTGTTGGTGGTGTCGATCTCGCCGGTGGCGTTTCCGCCGTCGATGACCTGGATCGTCGGATAGCCACTGTCGTTCTTGCCAATGTAGAGGAAGCTGCACGCTGAGATCAGCGAGGACAGGACGGAGCTGTCGAAGAGAACATCCGAATTGTTCAGTTCGTAGATCTGACCGATCTGGAAGTCATCGTTGTCAATGCCGTCGTAGATGATACGGTCGGCGATGCTGTCCACAGCCTTTGCGCACCAGCCCAGACTGTATGCCAGCCAGCGGAACTCCGCATTGACCCGGAGAAGGTCCTCCGTTGCTGCTTTCATGTCGTAGTACTTGTAGCGAAGATCCACTCTGCGCTGCTTATTTTGCAGCTTTTTTCTGAGGTACTCGATACCCTTTTCCATGGGAAATTTTCCTTTCAGCGAGAAATTTGAGCAGTGACGTGTTGAAGGTCTCTCTCCTCAGAGAGGGGGTACCCCTCCCCCCGGGGAGCCTTTTAGTTAAAATATTACAGAAACGCCCTCCCGAAGGAGAGCGCAACTGCAAAGGTATTCATCAATGGGCGTGTGTGTTGGTTGCAGAGGCTGGAATTGCACCAGCGATTTCCAGCTTATGAGGCTGGCGAGATAGCTGCTTCTCCACTCTGCCAAAGGACGACCGGCCACGCGCTCCGGTCAAAATGAGGGAAGTTATTGTATGTAGAACAAAAGAAAGGAGACACGAAAGAAGGCGGAGGCAAGGGAGCCCGAAGAAAGGGCTCCCGAAAGCTCGTTCCGCTTTTCCGCCTGCTTTCATGGTGTAATCATATCATATCCGGCAGCGGAATACAAGGGGATAAACGGGTGTCTTCGGGGATAATTCTCTCGAATTCGCTTATTGCTTTCCCGAACAGGTCTTTGCGAGTGTAGTCTGTGCTGTAACCGTTGGCCGCTGCTACGGCTTCCCACGGCAATCCGTTTATGTAGTGATCGAACAGGATCGCTGAATAAAGGCTCGTCGGCAGCCGACCTATTTCGTTTGCAGCTTTCAGAACGAAGTCCTCAAACTCTTTTTTTAGCTTTCTGAGCTCTGCCTCGTAATCGACTTTATCTTCGATATTACCCTCGATTTTTCCTCTGCCTGAGCTTCCAGCACTCTCACAGAGCCTCAGAGAAATGTCTTTCGCCCTGTCGTCGCAGGCTTTGATCTGTCTGCCTATAGCATTGATACGAAGCTGCATACCAGGCAGCAGTTCAAGGTATTCCTTTGCCGTCACTGTCTTATCGCCTCCACCCTGTATATCTCTTCCCGGAGCCCGTTACGGCGCATATACTTCAGCGCTGCGCCGAACGAGCTGAACACCCTGATTCGGAACAGCGACTTGTGGATATAGGCGCCGGTCTGGTCGTTGCGTATAACGAAGCGTGTACCTTCCGGGAAGCTCAGCTCACGCTGCATTTTTCTCCACTCATTCATCGTCCCGCTCCCTTCCCAGGAAGAAAGCTGATGTAAAGAACCCAAGCCAGAAGCCGATTATAGCGGTCACGGCTCCGGCGAAGAAGAGTTCAAGCATTGCTGTCACCTCCAATCAGCTCGCTGCCGCTGTACCAGTCAAGCTCAAACTCGTCCGGGACATCGACCTCGACCACAGCGGTATAGTCCTCGAAGCGAACTCTGACAGCCCAGTCAGGTGTCGGAAGTTCCTCGTCAGGCGGAGTAACGCCTACGCTCCATGAACCTTGCTTGTAAAGTCCGTACTGCCCGGTAATAACGAGCTGAGGGAACTCAGCTGAAATGACGCACTGTATCGGCTTGCAGCTTCCGCAGTTGCCAACGTCCTCATTGGTTACGCCGAATCCGCCGAACGTGTCGTCACTATAGCCTTTGAATATCAACGTTTTCATCAGTATTCACCTCGCAATAGTGCTTCCTCGGCTAATAGATACATTTGATTTCTTGTTGGGTAGCCACAACAACCGAGCAAATGAATGCATTCCCAGACTTTGCAAAACTCACACGGTAATCCAATTGCATCCCAGTAATCTTCAAGTGTTTTCATGGTCAGCACCTCCCACGACCTTCTTGATCTTGTCCCTGAGCTCATCGCACTTGTCCTGATCCTGGTAGTTAGCGAAGAACGCTCTCCTGAGCACCGGCTGACACTCCCGGAGGAGCTCTTTCAGCCGGTCGTTCTCCTTGACGAGCGCTCCCATGTAGAGCATATCTGTGTCACTCATTTTACCCTCCTGTTCCATGCTTTAATAGCAGAGTCCTTGTTAGTACACCATACGATGTTAGCCATACAACCACCGCTTCCGCATTGCACGGTATACTTGCCATTAAAGCCTGAGAGAATTTCTGCCTTACCCCCACAGAATGGACAGGGTTTCAGCTTCGTGTCAGTCATTTTCCTCACCCCTTATCCTTCGGAGCTGCCTTTCGACCTTTCTCCGGATCTCGTCGTCCACCTTCTCTGCTCCCAGGAAGAAGCGCATCTGCTGTGCCATGATGAGCACATCAGCCACCTCGGAGATGAGTGCAGCCATTGCCCTGCTGTACTTCTCAGGGGACTGAGCTCTCTCCAGCTTGCAGACTGCCTGTATAGCCTCGGCACACTCCTCCGCAAAGACCGCCCGCTGCTGGCCGAAGGTGTAGTTCATAGCTATTCTTTCCACGCTCTCCGGGTCGATGAAGTCATCGGCCCCTACATTCTTTTCTTTCATGTCAGACCTCCCTGAAGACCACCCTGCCGTCCTTGCAGTAAAGGTGCTTGAACAGCTTGCGCTTGATGATGTAGTCCTTTGTTCTCATGCCCTTGACGTCCTCCACCACCGTGATGCCATTCTCGCAATACTGGAAGTCCGCTATGTATTTACAGCTCCGCTCAGAGGCGGAGCCCTTGTACTTCCCTGCCGGTATCAGCTCATACTCCGGCTGCACCAGGAGCCCGCTTATCTGACCTGCGAGGAGGAGCAGGTGGAGCTCATTGCACCTGACCGCCTCCTTCCTGCTGTCATGGAGATGTCCGCTGCCGCAGGCTGTTTTTCTGCTGCCGTATTTCATTGATCTTCTCCTTTCAGAATTTATTGATGAATTCCCTGTACTTGTCCATATTATCATACTTCTCAACACCGTCCTTCTCAAGCCATTTCTTCACTGTTCCGGGAAGGTCGCTCAGAGCGACAGACTTCTTCTCATACCAGCTCCTGACCCGTGAAGCGTACTTGTCAACAATGTCTTTTCCGTATTCTGCTTCGAGGTCGGAGAGTGTGGGCGAAGCCCCTTTACTCTCCTTTACTTTACTTTCCTTTACTTTACTTTCCTTTGTTGGTCGCTCGGGGAGAGAATGACCATTTTCGGGGAGAGAATGACCATTTTCGGGTATAACGATAAGACCCTCGCTTTCTTCTTCGCTTAAAAGCCAGAGTTTGCCTTCAACCTCTTTGAATGACCGCTTTTGAATAGCGACAATGTAACGTCGCTGGATACCCCTGCTCGTTAAAATTCCCTCCCTATCAAACAGCCTCTTGTCAAAGAGCCCAATTTGTAAGCAGAGACCGACGACCTGCCTGATCGTCTCCGACCTGATACCACCGCCCATTCGACGTGCTGTCGTGGCCGCATTGGTATAGCTCCACCGATAGAAATATCCGTCAGAAGCATAAGCCTTCTGGCACAGGTAGAAATAGATTGAAAACCCTATCCACCCCTGTGCTTCGATAAGCTCGTCAATTTTTGAGTCGTTCTCGAAAATATCAGTCCTCCACCCAGCAAAGTCTATACTTCGTTTGGGTTTGCCTGCCATATTTTCCTCCGTATCGCCCCTCAGGGCGGACTATGCCGCCCGTTGGGACTGTTCTTTATTCTACTACAATGATCTCTCCTGACTCGATCAGGTCAGCAAGAGCGTTTTTGAGATACTCCGCAACATTCCTGCGTGCCTGGAGCTTCCATGCACCGCCGTCGGCTTCATACAGTGCGACGCTGCCGCCCTCGAAAAGACGGAGCAGGAACTCACTCTCAGGCTGGTCTACCTCATTGAATGTGCGGTAAGGCTTGAGCCTGACAATAGGCTTGACCACCTTGCCCTCCTTCATTGCGATACCCTTGCGAACTACTACGGACTGCGTGAAACCGTCGTCTGAGAGCTGAGCACTGTTCTCCTCTGTTATCGTTCCCAGCAGCTTTACCGTTTCAAGGAGCTCAGGCGTCTCCACGAACTTGGATTTGAGAGTTATCATCATCCTCTCATAATCAAGGATCTGATCGAACGGTATGCTGATAAGCTCAGCGGACACCGCATAGGGCTCTTCACGCTGCCTGTCATTGAGGCCGATAGCTGTATAGACCTTTACAGTTTCCTCATCGTAAATATCCACGATAAGAGGCCCGTTGAAATCTGAGTATTCCTCTTTGAGAGTGTTCACAAGCCCGTCAAGGGTGTGGAAGGTAATAGTTGAAACTGTCGGGCGCTTCACTACGCTGAGGGGCTTGTCAGTGTACTCGTAGCCGTTTATTTCAGTTATGTTCGGAGCGCTGAGCTCCACGATCTTCTCAATTGCTGTTCTGTCCATTAGTTCATTCCTCCTGCTATTTTGAGTATTCTTGGCTCTTCCTGTACATCTCCGTCAAAGCTCTGCTGACCGGGTATCTGAGGCACCATTTCCACAGCCTGGATCTCTCCTGTGGCTGCATCGGCGCCGACGAAAAGCGTGGTCTGCACAGCATTGTTCGGGAGCAGCTTGCTCTTGGCGGTGGCAGTAATTGCGACTTGCGTTCTGTCGCTGCTTGGTGTGAAATCCACCGTCAGAGTCAGCGTCCTTTTCTTCTTGGGCTCAGTGTTCAGGTCGAGGATATTGTCCACAATCTTTCCGACCTCAGCATCGACCTGCTCCATGATCGCTCCCTGAGCCATTTCCAGAATGCTTTTTGCTTCGATCATAATTGACCTCCTGTAATAATTATTCTATAATCGCCCTAAAAACAGGGACTTTTCAATGAAAGCCCATTGAATATGCAATTAAAAAGGAACATCGCCGTCTGAGAGTATCTCCTCAAATTCGGACACATCGAAGGCCGGAGCCTCAGCTGCTCCCGAAGGAGCCGGTGCGGAAGGAGCTGGCTGAGCCCCGGGAGCTCCCTCACGCTTTCCGCCGCCGAACTCTGCGTTGTCCACGAAGACCTCGGTGGTGTAGTGAGTGACGTCGGAGTAGCGCCGGTCTGTGTAGCTGCCGGTGCGCAGGCTCCCCTCTACGGCGATCATGTCGCCCTTGCCAAAATACCGTGAGATGAACTCAGCGGTCTGGCGCCAGGCGATGCAGCTGACAAAATCCGCCTCATACCGGCCTGTTGTCTTGTCCTTCACACGTCTGTTCACGGCCACGTTGAAGCGGCAGGAAGATATGCCGCTCTGGGTCTGGCGGAGCTCCGGGTCAGCCGTCAGACGGCCTGTCAGTATTACTCTGTTCAAGTTTTTCCCTCCTTGCAAGCATTGTGTAGATCAGACCCTCGAAGTGGTGCCGCTGAGCGTCGGAGAGAATCTTCTCCCCGACCTTCTCGCAGTATCTCTCGAACAGCGGCCTGATCTTTGGGTGAGCGATGTTGATGCGGTATCCGTATTTATTCGGCCGGGCGAAAATGCTGTCATTGGGCTTAGTTCCGCCAAGCCTGGCTGAGTCCTCCCAGCTTATCTTGTTGCCCATATCAGCCCTCCATAATGGAAGCGAAGTCCTCCTCCGGCGGCATATCCACGATCTCCTGAGGAACAGGCTGCTCCACAGGGATCTCCGGCATTTCCTCGGCTACGTTCATTTCCTCTGCGGAGTACATTCCCTGGAAGTCCTCGGGGAAGGCCTCTCGCAGCGCCGGCATTTTCGCCACCTTACGGATCATAGTTGCCGGCTTGGTGCTCCACTGAGCGTTGACAGAGCCGTCCTTCTTTCTGCCGATGTACTCCTCCAGGGAGACCGCAGCCTTCACCGGTCTGTCGAAGCCCTCCACATAGACCTCAGCCCAGCCGCCTACAAGCTCCTCGCCGGGAAGAACGAGGGTGCCGCTGCGGTATTCCAGCTTGCCCTCTGCGCTGACAACGGCCACCCCTGCCTCGAAGCCACGGAACTTCTCGCAGCGTGCAGCACGCTTCTCCAGAGCGGCTTTACCGGTGACGATAGTTGCCGGCTGGCTGCCGTATTTGATGAGGTACGCCTCTCTCAGGAAGGGGTTGAGCCCCTGATACTGGCAGAGCTTGATGAACATGACCACTTCCTGATCGGTGACGTTCTGGGCGTCGCCGTTTACCAGGAACTGCTTGACGATTCCCTTGTTCAGCGTGATCTGGTTGCCGCCTGCGGTGAATGTGGTGCCGGAGGGCTTTGCCTCCTGTGTCTTGGTGAGTGAATTTTTAACTGCCATGGTTATTCCTCCTTATTTCACTACTGTGAATTCGATATTGTTATTTCTCATGAAGTCCCTCAGGGCGATGATCTGGGACCTTGTTGCGCTTACCCGGAAGCAGCCTGTGATCAGCGGCTCGCCCTGCTGCTGAGGGATAGGCTCTGTGACCTTGGTCTCCGGCGGCAGCTGGCTCACTTCCTTGACGACGGTCTGTGAGGCCTTTTCACGGCGCTCCTGTTCCTTGGTGAGGACTGCTGCATAGGCGAGAGCTGTGTCCTTCTCCAGGGTGGTGACATACTTGTTCTGGATAGCCGTCAGTAGGGGCGAGTCCTTGTAGAGTGCTGAGATCTCATTATACTCCCTCTCCACACGCTCCACGTTCTCAGAGATCCCCTGCTTCAAGGCGGTCAGGCTCATGGTCTTGTTGCCCCACTTAGGATCCAGCACGGCTTCCAGCCGCAGGAAGCTCAGCTCATTCACGCTTTCAAAATACGAACTGAGCTCCTCGTATTTCTTCTGCTTCTCCGCATCGGAAAAAGCCTTGACCTGCTGGTCGATAGCGGCAATGGGCTTGTCGATCATGTCCGTCAGCTCACGGCATTGCAGCTCCAGCTCCTCATACATGGCCATTGCCTGACGCTTGGCTTCCTTTCGCTTCTGGTCGATAGCCTCCCGGAGCTTCCGCAGGTTGGCTCTGTCCTTTTCGGCGGCTCTTATGCTGTCGGGTGTTACCACCAATTTCAGGTAGTAGTCCAGCTTTGCTGAGAGCTCCGCCTTGATCTCGTCAAAATTCTCGATAGACCTGGGCAGCGTCACCGAGGTGTTCTGGAATGATAGTTCTGTTGACATTTTTACCTCCTATATCTCCGGCAGTATAAGCGCCGGCTCTGTGTCGTTTCGGACGTGCTCCCAGAAGGCCTCCTCCTGCTGTATCAGCCAGGCGATGTCCTCCTCCACGTCGCTGCGCTCTATCCTGTAGTGCCGCACCACAGCCCTGGGCGAGCCGTCCTTGTAGTAGCGTATGTAGGCCTTCAGTATGGCGAAATCCCAGCCCGTTGCCGCCAGCTGATGCAGCACCTGCACATAGTAGCTCTGAGGGATACCGTCCTCCCAGTCGTCCCACTGGATCCTGTTCTGAATGGTGGCGGTCTTGATCTCCAGTATACCTCTGCGGCCTGTCTCGTCTGTCAGCTCGCCGTCCAGCGTTGCGAACATGAATGGGTGCTCATCGCTGACATACATGAAGAATTCGTGGTAGTCCAGTCCGTACTCCGGGAAATCCAGCCGGAACAGCTCCCGGAGGTGCTTCTCTGCGAACTTGCCAAACTTCACCGCAGGCTTGTCCGAGATGTCCTCCGGGATAATGCGCCCGGTCTTTTCTCGCCAGAGCTCCACGTTGCTCCGGTACTTGTTCGCTCCGATCACCGCACCGGCATCGCTGCCGCCTATGCCCCGGAGCCTTGCAGCAAGCCATTCCTCGTGGGTCTCTGGCCGGAGGATCATGAGGAGCCTCCTGCAAGCACATTATTGACCATAGTGTTAAGGTCTCGGACGGTCTTTTTCAGCGAATTAGCGTAGTTCTTGATCTTAGGGTGATCGTTGTAGTCGTCAAAAAAGTCCTCGATAGCCTCGATAGCGTTGTCCAGAGCCGTGTCCAGTGCTCTCCAGAGCTCGCCGATGTCCGGCGCCTGAGCCTCTTTTCTGGCCTTGGCAATGCCCTCATTCATCTGCTTCTGGTACTTCTCTTTGAGCTCTGACAGTTCCTCCTTGTGCTGACGCTGCAAGCTGTCTATCTCCCGGAGGTGCGCCTTGATGATCTCCTCGTCAGGTTTTGCGACGACTTCCACCGGGCGTGCCTCCAGTTCGTCCACCTGAGCGATGAGCTCACTGATGCGGTCAGACTGCTTGCCGTTCTCCGTCACCAGCTCCTCACGCCAATCACGCTCCTGGTCACGGTCTGCACAGGCGCTTTCAAGGTCGCTGATCAGCTTGGCCTTGTTCTTTTCAAGCTCAGCGATCTTATACTTAAGTTCCTTCACGGACACCGACTCCACATCCACGTTCTGCTGTATCTGCTCCCTCTGAGGCTCGTCCAGACGGGCGAGGAGGTAGAGTTTCTCGGTGCCGATAGTCTCAAAAGCGAAAGTCGACTTTCCATTTACCCCCTGGTCGAGTTCAGCGATCGCAGCGTATTTTCTGCCCTGCTGAGGAGTGAGCCCCACCTCTGACTTGCAGTAGGTGTCAAAATTCTGGTAGCCAAGTTCCTTGTAGAGCTTACCATTCCGCACTTCCATTAAGTCCTTGCAGACCTCCCAGAGACTTTCCTGGGCGGCCAGAGCGTTGGCCTTGATACGCCGGGTCAGGGAGACCGCCTTCGTGTAGTCGGCGGAGAGGACTTCGGTCTGCCGGCTCTCAGCAAGGAGCTCTTCTGCGTATTTACTCATCTGTTGTCTCAGCCTCCTCAACTACTTTTGGTACTTTCTGCATCATGATCAGAGTTCCAATGGTCAGCGGTACTCCGGTTATCTGGGAGAACTTCCTTGCAAGTGCTGCCGTAGCAAAAATACACTCCGCAGCAATGTCTTTCTTAAATCCTTCGGATCGTAAATGGATCTCGTTCTCATTAACTTCGAGCTTTATCATTGACTTTTCTTCCTTTCTGTGGTATCATGTTGGTGGAATAACATTGTTTTGCTCCCTTAGGGGAGCTCTTTTTTTATGTGAGCTGCCTGACGATCTCTTCCGGCACATCGCAGAACTCCTCTCCGTCAACTCCGACGATAAGCGCAGGACCCACGACAGGTATTCCCGATACAGTGGACGCTGCCGGATTGACTGCCATTCCACGGATCCGTCCCTCTTCGTTGACGATCATCACGGCTCTGCCCGGTACAAGAGTTATGGTCTCGATGTAGCCGAAGACCGCCTCCTGCAAGGCTTCCAGAGTGTTCTCGATGTCTATCTCCCGGATGCTTGTCCCTTCCAGTCTCAATGCTTTCATTTTTTCACCTCCTCCAGCCATGCAGTCAAGATACCGATACGAGAGTTAAACTTATCATTATGCTGCAAAAGGCTCCTGACCTGATCTTTGTTCTGATCAATCATATACCGGAGTTCTGTTATCTTATCTTCTACAGCAGCAATTACTGCCTTAGGAACTTTTTCTGTTTTCGACTGCTCAGCCTCAGACTGTTCCTTATGTACTTCTACCTGCTCCTTCTGAGTTTCCTCTTTCTTTAGCTGGCCTCTCAGGTGATTGAATTTCCGGTTGTCTTCTCCGCTTGCAACGAGTATTCCGATGATCCGCTCGACCGGGCAAGCATTGAGTTCTGCAAGGATCTTGACCTGTTCACTCTTGTCCTTTGCCTGCCGGTACCTCATGACGATCTCGTCATTGGTCATTGCTAATTCCGACATTTCTTGTTCACGCCCCCTTCCTGATCTCAGCGATACGATCCAGGTAATACTGCTCGCCGGTGCGCTCGAAGAGCTGGAGATTGGTCTCGATCATTCTGCGGCGCTTTCGGCGTGTGTGGACGATCTCCTTGCGGTGATGATACCAGTCTCTCAGCTCCCTGACCTTAGGCTCAGCCAGGCACAGAGCAAGCAGCAGCAAGAGTATTCCCAAGCATTTCATACCGCCACCGCCCTTCCTACGCAGCTGTAGCCTGCCAGCTCCCAGCCCGGGTCCAGCGTCACGGACTGCATCGCATCGTAGAGGCTCGCTGCGGTCACTGTGCAGATGCACTCCTCCCCGTAGCGGTCTCTAAGTATTAGTCGGTAGAGTTTCATGCTGTTGCCTCCTCTTCTTCTGCGTTCAGGAGCTTCATGACCGAGTCCTTGGTTATCCGCCACTGGTTGCCAAACTTAAAACCTTTCAGCTCTCCGGTGCGGAGAAGCCGTGTCACTGTGTTCGGGTGCAGACCGAGCAGCACCGACACATAAGGGACGTCGAGCACTACCGGGACTTCCTTCCATGCTGTTGCGTATTTCTTCTTACCCATGATGATCCTCCTTTCTATTTTAGTTGGTATTTACATATCCCTAAGGCTTTGGCAAGAGCTTCAACGCCGTTCCTGTTGTAGCGAAAGTTCGGAACTTCCTTGTTGCTGTGCCTCGACTTATCCAGGACAAAAATACCATTCTCCTTTGTTTTAAGGCCAAGAGCGTTGGCTTTTTTGCCGATAGCCATTGAAGATACTCCGAAAGCATTGCCGATCTCTGTAGCACTCCATGTTTTCTCGGCCTGAGGGAGCACATCTCCAACATCGATACCTATTGCAGTTTCTATCTTTTTAAGTCCGAGAGTTTCGATGCTGATACCCGAAAGCTGCATATCTTTCCACTGAGGATTATCGAAAAGCAGTTTCAGGCGGCGGTTTTCAGCATTTATCCTCATTGCGGCAGCTCTGTCAGCTCTTGCCTGAGTTTCGAGAGCATTGAGGTGCTTCTGCTGTGAGCTGATAGCCTGCTCCATGCTGTTGAATGCTTCGATGTATTTCAGCTTCCATTCAAGCGCCTGCTTTCCTGTGAATCCCATTGCAAGCAGTGTGAAGCCGTCTCTGGTACACTCAAAAGATTTCTGCATTCTGCCATAGCTGTCTGCATAAGAGCTTTCTATGAATAGATTGGCGAAATTTTGCGCCGATGTCACAGCCAAATTTTCGGCTCTGATGTTCTCGATAGCTTTCAGCACATCTTTATGCTGTTTCCCGAAGTTCTCCGCAACCTGTACGCTTGATACTGTAAGGCTGCCGTTGTTGTTTGTAATCGTAATCTCATTCATTTTAGGTTTCCTCCTTGTTATTCTTTAAGCCGAGTAATGTATCGGTCGAAATATGAAAGAGCTCAGACATCTTAACAAGATAGCTGACAGGGAAATCCTTCTTTGTTTCCCAGTTGTAGAAAGTCTTACGTTCGATGCCAAGCTTGTCGCTGAATTCTTCAAGACTGTAAGAATTCCTTGCACATTCCGCACGAATGTTTCTGAAAACGTTTTCCAAATTATCACCTCCACGTTTCGTGTTGATTTTATTATAACACATTTTGTGTAAATGTCAATATAATCCAGTGTAAAAATCTACACAAAAAGTGTCGGTGAAAATTGTTTAATTCGCACACACAACGTGTACATATTTTCTCTTGACTATTTACACATTCTGTGTTATAATTTACTCACAGGGAGGCGATGTATAATGAAATTAGCTGATAGTTTAAAAAAGGTACGAAAAAAAAGTGGCTTATCGCAAAAAGAATTTGCAGATAAGCTTGGGATAAATGCAAGAACTTATGCCTCTTATGAAAGAGGCGAGCGTGATATAAGCACAGCGGTACTTCTTAATATTTGCAAGACTTTAAATGTATCATCTGATGAATTACTTGGGAATGATATTCAGCCTTCGAGTTCATTAAAAATAGACGATAGTAACTCAGAGAGCCTTATATCAGATTTACCTAAAAAGGTCGTTTCTAAGAAATTCAAGGGTTTTGCTCCGGATAATTTGACTGTTAAGGAGTATGATCCTGCTAAGTCCCCATATTATGTAAAAAAAATATTTATAGATGATCAATCAAACAGCAAAACAAGTGCTGAACAATTATGTGAGGAAATCAAGCGACTAAATGGCGATGCAGTTACGGTCGAAGTAATTCCTTACAGTGTTTTTGAAATAAAAGATTTGCTTGATAAGCTTAATGATAATGGAAAGAACGAAGCTGTTAAAAGAGTAAGAGAGCTTACGCTTGTTCCAGAGTACAAAAAAGCACAGGAAGAAGAACAGGAAATATCAGAACTTGTTCAAATTTCAGATAAAAAACAGTGAGGAGGAGAACTATGAGTGATACAAACAATATTATTTTCGCAAACAATTTGACTTATTATATGAATCAAAAAGGAGTAGATCGCTTACAACTATGTGAGGCACTTGGTCTTAAATACTCAACAGTCAGTGAATGGCTTTCAGCAAAAAAGTACCCTCGTATGGATAAAATAGAACTACTTGCTAAATATTTTGATGTAAAAAAGTCAGACTTAATTGAGTCTGCTGATCAAGATATTGGTTCGATGATACACGAGCGTCGGATTGCCCTTGATTTAACATTAGAAGATGTCGGAAAAGCGGTAGGCGTAAATAAAAGTACAGTAAGCAAATGGGAAAGTGGATATATTTCAAATATGCGAAAAGATAAGATTGAAAAGCTTGCAAAAGTGCTTCAATTTAATCCAGTAAGGCTTTTGGGTATTAATATAAAAACAACTCATTTGCTCCAACCCGATGATGAATTATTTGTTAAATTAACTACGCTTTATCATTCTTTGAATGAACTTGGAAAAGAAAAAGCCGTTGAACGTCTTGAAGAGCTTTCCATAGTTCCTATTTATCAAAAATCAGAGAGTGAAGGTGAGCCAAATGGGAATATTTAGTTTTCTATTCAAGAAG